AAGACGTAGGGCTTGCCGCGCTGGAGCAATACCGGCGCGAGTGGGATGACGAAAAGAAGACATTCAGAGCGAACGAGGTTCATGACTGGACATCGCATCTCGCGGACGCTTTCCGCTATCTGGCGCTGGCATGGCGGCATGTGGCTCCGGCCCAAGCGGCCGATAAACCACCGCAGCCCGTTGGCACGGTCATGCTTCCCGGCCCGCCCGTCCCGCCTAGCAGGACAAGAATCAAAGTTTAGCCAAGGATAACGCTATGAGCAGCACGACTAGAACGTCTGCATGGGTTTACGCTGTCCACGTTTCGCCAAGCATCGTGATGGATATCGCGGTCGATATCAAAGATGTGGATGCGTTCATGGAGACATTTCCAGACGCGATTCCGGTCAGCCGTGTATGGGTTGCCGACGATCCCATTGAAGAGGTGACGCGTCAAAGGCTGGCCCATATGCCAAGGGTGAGTGCTGTCTGATGGCAGAATCTCCGGAGCTGGCAACGGACGGTAAGCCTACCGATCCGTATGCAGACATGCGCGCGTCCAAGCCATGGCTTGAGGCCATCAAGGATGCTGAGCGCTGCTTTTCGCTGTATCAGGAGAAGTGCGACAACATCGACAAGTTCTATGCTGACCTGAAGAAATTCGGGGAGAGCAAAGAACGAGAGATGCAGATATTCTGGGCGAACATGGAGGTTCTCAAGCCATCCATCTACGCCCGCCCCCCGGTGCCACTCGTCGGGTCACGGTTCAAGGACCGCAAGCCGATCAATCGCCATGCCTCCGAGCTTATCGAGCGCTGCCTCGTAACATCGTTCGACACGGAGAACATCCACGAGACAATGAAGCAGGTCCGCGACGATCTGGCTGCGTCCGCCCGTGGCGTCCTGTGGGTCAGATACGAAGAAGACAGCGAGGGCAACGAAAAGGTCTGTTACGACCACATTGACCGCAAGGATTTCGTGCACGACCCGGCCCGCAAGTGGAAAGAGGTCGGCTGGGTCAACCGTAAATCCTACCTCACCAGGGAGCAGATGAAGGCCCGCTTCGAGAAGTCAAGTGGCGATGCCTATCAGAAAGCAACCTACGAAGAGCGCAAGGACGAGGAATACAAGGGCGAGAAAAAGGCCTGCGTCAACGAGACGTGGAGCAAAACCAAAGGTGCCGTTGTCTGGACCACCGAGGGCGTCGAGGACGTGCTTGATATACAGCCTCCATTCCTCTCGCTTGAGGGATTCTTTCCCTGTCCGTGCCCGGCCTATGGCACTGTGCAGCGCCGGTCGCTCAAGCCAGTCCCGGATTTTCTGTTCTACAAGGACCAGATTGAGGAAATCAACGAACTGACGGCTCGCATCTCCGCCCTTTCCGAAGCCCTGCGGATGAAGGGATTCTACTCGGCAGGCAACGAGGAAATATCCACCGCCATCGAAACGGCGATGAAGCAACAGGACAACAACGCCATCCTCGTGCCTGTTCCGAACGTCGCGCAGTTTGGCAATGGGACGTTCAAGGACAGCATCATATGGTTGCCGGTAGAGCAGATCGCGGCGGTTATCGCCCAGTTGATCAACCTCCGCAAGCAGCTGATCGATGATGCGTACCAGATATCCGGCCTGTCGGATATCATGCGTGGCGCGACGGACCCGAACGAGACGCTCGGCGCTCAACAGCTCAAGAGCCAGTACGGCAATGTTCGCATCAGAGACCGGCAGGAAGAAATGATCCGGATTGCGCGTGACGCGGCTCGGATCGCAGGCGAAATCATCTCCGAGAATTTCAGGCCCGAAACCATCGCTGCCATGTCTCAATACGATGGCTTGCCGACACAGCAACAGATCGCGCAACAGATCGCCCAGGTTCAAGGGCAGGTACAGGCGGCGGCGCGCAATCCTCAGATGGTGGCGCAGGCTCAGGCCAACCCGGAAATGGCGCAGCAGCTCTTGCAGCAGGTCAAGCAGCAGGTGCAGGAGCTTCAGGGGCAGATCACATTCGAACAGGTTCTTGAGTTTATCAAGGACGAGCGCATGCGCCCCTTCGCCCTTGAGATCGAGACGGACAGCACGATTCAGCCGGACGAGGACGCAGCCAAGCAGAGAACCACGGAATTCCTTGGTGCTCTTGGAACGGCGCTGTCCCAACTGGCACCGATGGTCGCGGCACAGCCTCAGTCCGCAGAGTTTGCCTCAGAGGTCCTGAAGTTCGCCGTTGCTCCGTTCCGGGCTGGACGGGCGCTTGAAGCTGCGATCGATCAGTTTGCCGACAACGTCAAGCAGACCGCATCGCAGCCAAAACCTGATCCGGCTGCCGAGGCTGCGGCTAAGGTGCAGGAGATGAAGGGGCAGGAGATTCAAGCCAACCTCGCATCTATCCAGGCCAAATCTGAGGCTGATGCCGTGCAGGCACAGGCAGATCTTGCGAAGACAGCGGCGGAGATTCGAAAGATCGAGGCCGAGATTGAGCGCATCAACAGTCAGGCCAGCGCTGCCGTGGTTACGGCGAGTGCCAAGGCCAGCAAACCGGAGGCGGTGAATTGATGGGCCACATATTCGCAAGGCCGGGTGACCGCGTGATGGATGCTGAGACAGGCAAGACCATCTGCAAAGTCAAGGACGCTCTGGCGCTAAACACGGTTTTAAGCGCCGGTTCATTTCATGAGTTTGAGGAAGGCGAGCCGGTTTGGGTTGCAAACCAGAGGCTAGACCCTCGCTGCACTCGGCATATGTCAAATGGATATGGCCCTCAGATATTCATTGAGGGCGAATGGAGGCCCGATTGAGTGTGCTGGATGCAATCACCCGCAAACTCGGCAACATCGGCGTTGTGGTTGTCTCCGCGTCGGATGAGGGCGGAACAACAGTTCTTCTCGTTCAAGGTAAGGCCAATGGCCGGAAGGCCCAATGTTCATTCCCGAACGGGGTTCTTTCCAGTCAGGACGAAGCTAACGCTGTGAAGTCAGTTGTCGCGGATGCGAAGCGAAAGATTTCGTCAAACGTAGGGGTTTGGACCGATGAGCCGTGAACGTCTCTGCCGTTGCTGTGGTGGTTGGCACAAGCTGGATGCGTGGCCCCACAACTGCCTCCCTGAGCGCGTCTTGAGCGCATCGGATCTTCCTTCCCCCAGCGTCATTGCCGACACGATGAACCCGGTTCAATCGATGCTGGACGGGAAACTGTACGACAGCAAGGCGGCGCTGCGATCCACATACAAGGCCGCCGGGATGGTTGAAGTCGGCAACGATAGCAGCGTCACCGATCCAAAACCATACAAGAGACCGCCCCCAGATCGCCAGAAGATCAAGGCGGCTGTGCATGGTGCATTTTCCAAAGCCGGGCTCGGAGCCTGATCCAACCTGAAAGGAATATCCAATGACCACGACCGCTGAAAAGCTTGTAATGCTCGGCATGCCGCCCGAACTCGCCAATACGATTGTTGCCAACATTCTCAGCCTCGATGGCGTTCTTGAGCCAATCACCGTTGGTGTCGATGGAACGGGCCACGACGTGATTTTCTACGGTGCCACGGCGGGCCAGAAACTGTTCTGGGATGAGAGTGCCGACACGCTCAACCTTGACGCCACGGTCCAGATCGACGGCACTGTGACGGTGGGTGTTGACGATACCGGCTATGACGTCAAACTCTTCGGCGCGACCGCTGGCAAATCATGGCTGTGGGACGAAAGCGCTGACAAGATGGTGGTGACCGGTGATGCCGACATTACCGGAACTGTGGTGCTGACCGGCTCCATCCAGAACACCAACACCACGGTTGTTACCGCCGCGACGGGTGGCAGCATCCCGGTGCTGACCTTCACCGATGGCCTCAATCTCGTGTCGTTCACGACGAACGCGGATGACATCGTGCATCTGCCAACCAACGTTGCCGGTGATATTGGCAAGGAAATCGAGATCTACGCCACGCAAGGCTTTGAGCTTCGGTCTGCCGATGCATCCGCAAAGCTCAACAACGTCGTGATTGGTGCCACCAACGAATGCGCCTTTGTCGCTGGCACCTATGCCCGGCTCAAGTGTGTGGCGGATAACACCTGGCTTGCCATCGTGTCTACGCTCATCGACGGCACACAGACGCAGCTCGTACCCGACGCCGTTTAACGGCAGGAGTTGATAATGCTCGACCGTCTCATGTTCGCCATAACGGCATCCGTCTTTGCCGCAATATTTCTGGTTCCACTGATCGTCATGGGCGGACATCCGGTGAAGGTTGCCGCTCTTTTATCGGCGTTCCTGGCGACGGCCTCGCAGTTCATGGGGCCTGATCCCCAGAGCTATAAGGGCTCTATCTATGCAGCGTATGGCGCGTTTGTTTCCAGCGCCTTCGCCCTGCTCCTTTTTGCACTCGGAAACTAACCGCACCTTCTCAGACAAGGAAAACCAATGACCGACGAAGCAACACCAGTTGCGGCGGATGCCGTTTCTATGCCCGAAGCTGACGTTTCGAGCGTTCAACCCTCTAATGATGTTACGTCGGAACCATCAGCACGAAGCTCTATCGAGCGCGCATTCGCTGCGATGGAAGCAAAGAATGCGGCGGCTCCGGTTGACGATCTGGCTCAACCGGGCCGGGACCGTAACGCGGATGGCACATTCAAGGCCACGGAAAAGGCCATAGAGGGCGTTGTCGCTGCGGAAGCGGCCACACCCGCCGACAAGCCAGCCGTTACCGCTGTCGAGCCGCCCAGCCGGTTTTCCCCCGATGCAAAGGCAGCATGGGCTACAGCGCCGGATGCAGTGAAGTCGGAAGTCACCCGCGCCATCAAAGAGCTTGAGGGTGGTATCCAGCAGTACCAGCAGGCATTCGAGCCGTACAAGGCCTTTGACCAGCAGCTCAAGCAGTCTGGTCAATCGTTTCAGGAAGTGTTCGACCATTACACCGGCATCGAGCAGCTTCTTGAACGCGACCTGCTCGCCGGTCTTGACCAGATCGCGCAAAACTCCGGCTTTTCGCTGAAGCAGATTGCCGCCCATGTCATGGGTCAGCCGCAGGACCAGCAGGCCACGCAACAGGATTCCGTCATTCGTGAGCTTCGGAACGAAATCGCCAACCTGAAAAAGGATATCGGCGGCGTTTCAACCACAATCAGGTCGCAGCAGGAAAAGGCGATCAGTTCCCAGATTGATGAGTTCGCAGCGGGAAAGCCTCGCTTCGATGAACTCTCAAACGACATTGCGTTCTTCATCAACAGTGGAAGGACGAAAGATTTGCAGGAAGCATACGACCTTGCGGAGCGGCTCAACCCCGCCCCTGTCACGCCTCCCGCGCCCGCTGCGCAAGCAGCACCACCGGCTGACCCGGCTCAGACCCTCAAGGGCCAGCTTTCTACCACAGGCGCACCGTCTTCCGGCTCAAACCCGGCACACCGCAAGCCGCCTGCTTCAGCCCGTGACGCTCTCGACAAGGCTTTCGCCGCGTCGGGACTGTAACGAGATCAACACTCGCTAGGAGGCCACAACCATGGCTCTGACCACCAACGAACGCCTTCAAGAGGCGTTTTCGCTGGCGCTTGAGGATCGATCCCAGGGTTATGCAGACCTTGTTTCGAACTCGAATGCCATCCTCTTCCTCATGAAAAAGCGCGGCCAGTTCAAGACCTTCTCAGGTCCGGCGATCCGCGAACGCCTGCTCTACAATGAGTCCGGCACTTACACCCGTTACGCGGGCTACCAGTACCTCAACCCGACGCCCGCCGAACTGTTCAACGACGCGGAATTCACGGCCAAGCTGGCCGCTGTTTCCGTCACGCTCTCCGGCGAGGACATCCTGAAGAACTCTGGTTCAAACCAGCTGAAGGATATCCTGGAAGAGCACATGATGGCGGCTGAAACTGAGCTTCAGGACCGTTTCGTGGAAGACCTCCACGGCGACGGCACTGCCACCAACCAGATCGGCGGCTTGCAGCTTGCAATCCCGACGACTGTCAACTCCGGCACTTACGGTGGGATTTCCCGCTCCGACAATGCGATCTGGCGCACGTCCTCATACGACGCGAACTCCGCATTCTCCGGCATCACCGGCGTTACGTCCACCACGGTCAAGACGATCTTCGACAACATTATGGTCGAACGCAGCCGTGGCACCAAGGGACCGAACGTCATTGTCTCCGCGCAGCAGCATTACCTCGCGTACACCGCTGCGACGACGGCAATCCAGCGCATCAACGACGAAAACGAGCTTGGCAAGATGGGCTTCACCAACCTGAAGTATTACGGCTCCGGCAAGTCCGTTGACGTGGTTCTTGAAGGCGGTATCGGCTCGGCCATGCCCGACGATGTGTCTTACTTCATCGATACGTCGGCCCTGCGCTTTCGTTATCACCCGGATCGTAACTTCGTGAAGTTCGGCGGCAAGCAAATGCCGGTGAACCAGGACGCGCTTGTGCAGCACATCGGCTTCTACGGAAACCTGACGCTGAACAACCCGCTTCACATGGCGAAGCTTTACGATTCCAGCCCCTGATTTCGTCAGGTCTGATTGATCCCAACGCCTTCAGGAGGCAACAAAGGAGCATACAACATGTCTATCGGACAAAACGCGGTCGGCGCGGATTTCGCCACGGCAACCGCTTCCGCCACCTTCGAGCTCGGCACCATGATGATGGGCCAGGGTGGCAAGTTCTACGTCTACGTTCAGGCGGATGGAGCTATCACGGGTGACGGCTACGTTGTCAGCATCACTTCGGCTTTCCAGGCCGCGATGATCGATACCGACGTTGCCGCCACCATTCTGCAGGGCACCAAGGTCGGCGTTGCCGATGGTGTCTTTGCAGATGACGAGTTCGGATGGGTGCAGGTCTATGGCCCGTGCGGCATCCGCTCGGAACAGGATGCCTTGGCAAATGCCAAGCTGTACGCCACGGCCGACGCTGGCCAAGTCGATGACGCAGCCGCTACCGGCCTGTTCATCAACGGCATGCACTTCGGGACCGCTACCGGCGGTGCTGATGCGGTCAACGCAACCGGACGGCTCAACTGGCCGACAATCGAAGTCCAGATGGAACCTGAAACCTAAGCATCAGGTGGGGCGGCTTCGGTCGCCCCCTTTTCTTTCTCGCACCTTCTCAGACAAGGAAAATTGATATGGCCGATGAACGCCCACATCTTCACGTCGAATTTTACAACTCCACAGAATTGAACAAGTCAGCGACCGCCAAGGCGGGCAGGCCGGTTTATGATGACGTGGAACTCGTTCGCATCCGGTTCGCAGGCGACAAGCACAATGTTCTGGTCGCTCCGGCCAACCAGGGCGGTTCTGTCCGCGATCCGGTGACCAATCGCCGGCTGACCTACAAGGAGCAGTTCCCGGAACACTACAAGGCTTTCAAGGCCAGCTCGGTGTTCCATGGCTCCGGCACCCCGCTTGAGGAAATGAAGATCCTGACGGCTGCAAAATGCCGAGAGCTGAAGGATTCGAACATCTTCACAGTCGAGGCTCTGGCTGAAATGGATGGCTCGTTCCTTCAGAAGCTCGGCATGGGTGCCCGTGAACTCAAGAATCAGGCCATCGCCTATCTCGAAAGCGCCACCGGCAACGCCGATGTCATGAGGCTCGCAGGGGAAAATGCGGAACTCAAGGAGCGCCTCGAACGCCTTGAGGCGATGCTATCCGGCAAGCAGGAGAACGTCGAGCCCGTACAGGAAGCCCCGGCCACAGATTCCCCATTCTCGGATTGGGATGACGAAACAATCGTCCTGTGGATCGAAGAGCAGGGCGGCGAGAAGCCTCACCACAAGTGCAGCCATGAGACGTTGGTGAAGAAAGCCGACGAACTCAACGATGCGCTCAAAGCGAAAGCCGCCTAAATGACCATCCTCTCGGTTTGTCAGGACGTTGCAAAAGTCGTCGCCATCGACGTTCCAAGCGCTGTTGCGTCTTCGACAGACCGGGAGCTTGTCGAGCTGTTCGCCGTCGCCAATACCCTTGCTGAACGCATTGCCCGTGGTCATGAGTGGCAGGTATTCAGCCGCATTGAGACGATTACCGGAGACGGCTCGACGGAGGATTTCAACCTTCCCAGCGATTATGACCGGATGCTGTTAAAGGCGCAGTTGTGGTCCTCGTCGCTTGAGACGGCACTGACGCCGATTTCCGATCTAGACCGCTGGCTTGAACTGGACGTGCAGACCTTCGATTTCGTCATCAATGCATGGACGATCTACGGCGGGCAGATGCACGTAAAGCCCGCCTTGGCAACAGATGTCACGGCGAAATATTTCTACCAGTCAAATCTCATCGTCGCGCCCGCAGCTGGGGCGAACAAGGCGGCGTTCACTGCCGACGATGACGTTTTTAGGCTTGATGAGGAACTTTTGAAGCTCGGCATGATCTGGCAATGGAGAGCCAATAAGGGGGTTCCATACGCTGAGGACATGGCGAACTACGAACAGCTTCTGGCACGTCTCGTTGCCCGCGACAAAGGCTCAAGGATGCTGCGGATTGGCAAGGTCCGCCTGCCGTCCGATGTAACCGTTGCCTACCCGCAGGTTATCACGCCGTGAGGAAGCCCGTTTCGGCTCCGGCCCGCAACGTTTCCCGGCCAGCCACGTTTCAGCCGCCTGTGCGTGGGTGGATCGCCAATGAGGCTCTGGCAAATGCAAAACCGGGTGGCGCTCGTGTTCTGGAAAACTGGTTTCCAACACTCACAAGCGCCCGGTTGCGTGGTGGATCGTTGAAATACGCGACGATATCGACCGGCCCGGTTCTGCGCATGTTCACTTACAAGAGCGGAGCTTCCGAGGAATTCTTCGCCTCCGACGAGGAAAACATTTTCAATATCACAACCGTTGCGGATGCCGACGTCATTCCCACGGCCGATGTCACGGGGCAGACATCCGGATATTACTCGACGGCGCAGTTCGGTACTGCGGGCGGTGATTTTCTCTATGCCGTCAATGGCACGGATGACGCCCAGCTTTATGATGGCTCGACATGGGCCGCAGTCAATTCAGGCACAACGCCGGACATCACGGGCGTTTCATCCGCTGACCTTTCCTTTGTCTGGTCCTTCGCCAGCCGATTGTTCTTTGTCGAAAAGGACACGATGAACGCATGGTATCTGCCTGCGGACAGCATCGGCGGCACGGTCAACTCGTTCAGTCTTGCAGGCGTGTTTCAGGAAGGTGGGTCGCTGCTCTATGGCGGCAAGTGGTCTCTCGATAGCGGCGACGGGCTCGATGACAAATGCGTGTTCGTCTCGTCAACTGGCGAAGTGGCAGTCTATCAGGGCACGAACCCCGCGAGTGCTGCGGACTGGGTAAAAGTCGGCGTCTACAAGATCACGCCGCCCCTTGGAATTAACGGCACTATGTCGGCCGGTGGTGATTTCCTGATGGCGGTAGAGGACGGCATTGTCCCGATTTCGGAAGCTGTCAACAAGGATGTTGCGGCACTGTCTCTCTCAGCCGTGACGCGCAACATCGAGCCGGAGTGGAAGAAAGAAGTTATCGCCCGCAAGACGCTTCCCTGGGAAATCGTCAAGTGGCCGACGAACAACATGATGGTTGTGTCCCTCCCGGTGGTTGATGATGGCATTGACCCATATTGTTTCGTTGCCAATCTCGAAACCGGCGCGTGGGCGAAATACACGGGATGGAACACGCGCTGCATCGCTCTCTATGCCGATTTCGGCTATTTCGGCACCAATGACGGCACGATCCATCAGATGGAGGTCGGTGGGTCTGACGACGGGGTGCCGTATGTCTGCACCTATGTCGGCCAGCCGGAACACCTGAAAAGCCCCGGTGCCAACAAGATCATTCATTCTGCCCGCTCGGTATTTCTGTCCAACGTGCCGTTCATCGCCAAGATTTCGGTTTCCGTCAATTATAGCATCACGCTTCCAACGGCACCTTCGTCTGTCGATGACTTCACCACGGATGAATGGGATTCCGGCCTATGGGACGTGGCGCTCTGGGATAGTGCGGGTGTTGGCACGGTGTCGACAAAATGGGTATCGGTCGGAAAGTCCGGGTTCAGCATTTCGCCTCAGATCCAGATCACATGCGGCGTCACGCCGTTCCCGCGAACCGAACTAATTTGCTTCGATGTGCTCTATGAGACCGGTGGGACAATGGTCTGATGATCAAGTGGGCCTTCGCCGCTCCGGGGCGTGAGACAAAGCTTTTATCCCGGTGGGTGGCTGATCTCATATGGGCGGGTCAAGGGCGTGATTTCGGCAACTGCCGTGGTCTGGCAGTGGTTGAGGGCGAGGACCTGATTGCCGGGATGGTGTACCACAATTACGAGCCCCACTCCGGCGTCATCGAGATTTCCGGGGCTGGCACGTCAAAGCGCTGGCTGACTCGTGAAACGCTCCGGGTGATGTTTTCATATCCGTTCAAGGAATGCGCCTGCCAGGCGGTTGTCATGAGATGCGACCCGGAAGACAGGGCGCTTGATCGTATGCTTCGCGCATATGGGTTTCAAAGGTTCGTTCTCCCCCGCCTCAGGGGCCGGGACAAGGATGAACATGTTTTTGTCCTCTACGACGATGCGTGGGCGTCGAACAAATTCAATCGAAAGAATGAGGTCCGCTGATGGGCAAGCCGAAAGCTCCAACGCCTCCCGATCCGAAAGAAACCGCATCGGCCCAAACTGGAACAAACATTTCCACGGCTCTGGCAAACGCCCAGCTCGGCAATGTCAACCAGTATGGGCCGGACGGTTCAGTCACGTATTCCGAGAGCGGTTTCAAGACCATCAAGGATCCGACGAGCGGTTCGACGTATAACATCCCGCGCTATACGCAGACGACAAGTCTGTCACCGCAGCAGCAGGCGATCAAGGACCAGAACGACGCGGCAAGCCTCAATCTCGGAAAGCTCGCCAATCAGCAGTCGTCGTTCCTTGGTGACTATATGTCAAAGCCCATCGATCTCGACAATGAGGCGACGGAATCCAGGCTGTTCGATCTCGGCCGCAAGCGCCTCGACCCTGCCATTGCGCAGCGCGACGAGGATTTGCGCTCAAGGCTGGCTAACCAGGGCATCAAGGCCGGGTCCGCAGCATATGACCGGGAGATGAACAATTTCAATCAGGGCACGAACGACGCCTACAACCAGCTGCTCTTGAGCGGTCGCAGTCAGGCTGTCCAAGAGGCACTGACGGAACGTAACCAGCCGCTCAACGAGATTATCGGGCTCATGGGCGGCACACAGGTCGGCGTTCCTCAATTCGGTGCAGGGACCAACCAGCCAACCCTTCCGACCGTGGATTATGCCGGTCTGGTCAACGAGAACTACAATCAGAAGCTCGGTATCTACAATCAGAAGTCCCAAGCCCAGCAGGGTATCATGGGCGGGCTGTTCGGTCTTGGCGGCAAGCTTATCGGCCTGTCCGACAAGCGGGCAAAGAAGGATATCAAGCCGGTTGGCGAGATGGCCGGGCACAAGCTCTATTCCTATACCTACAAGAAGGGCATGGGAGACGGCAAACCGCACGTCGGCGTCATGGCTCAGGAAGTGGCCAAGACACGCCCAGACGCGGTCTCTACGCGCCCAGACGGCATGAAGCAGGTCCACTATGGGAAGCTGTTCGGCATCGGTGAAAGGATGGCTGCATAATGGCAAGTTTCCTGTTTGGTGGCGACACGAACGAGACCCCCGAAACGATCAAGCGCAAGCGTGAGATTGCCCGTGCACTTCTCGCTTCAAGAGCGCCTCGAAACGTTGGCGAGGGCATTTCATCCCTTGGCGATGGTATTGTCTCGGCAGTGATGAACAGCCGTGCCGACAAGGCAGAAAAGAGCGGCATGGCGTCCGCTGATTCCGCATGGGCCAGTATCCTCGGCGGCGCGTCTCAGCCTTCAGCGGGCGCGACTGGTGGTGGAATGCCAGCGGTTACGCCGTCCGGTGATGTTGCAGCCGCACCTATCGATATGAGCGAAAACGAGGTATTTTCCAGCTTCATGGATACTGTGAAGAGCGGCGGCGTGACGAACCCGAATGCTCTTGCAGCCATCGCCGCGACGGGTCAGCGCGAAAGCCGGTTTGCACCGGGCAACGTCAACCGTACATGGTCTGATCCCAGCGAGAGCGGAGAGGCTGGCACGGCAGGAGGCATCATGTCCTGGCGCGGTCCTCGCTATCAGGCCCTCGCTGCGACTGGCGACATGTCTCCGGCTGGTCAGGCAAAGTTCTTCCTTCAGGAAGACCCGCAGCTTATTGCCCGCCTCAACACCGCACAGACGCCGGAAGAGGCGCAGCAGATGATGAACGAGGCGTGGAAGTTTGCAGGCTGGAACCGGCCCGGCGGTGAGGCTGCGGCGCGTTTTTCCGCAGCCAACGCTTTCCTGCCGAAATTTCTTGAGCAGGGTGATACCGGAGCGCAGGCAATTGAAGCCATAGCGCCACAGAATGGCGGCTCTCTCACCGAAGAGGTGGCCGCATTCCAGCAGACACCGGAATATGCGGCACAGTTCCCCGGCACGGCACAGACCGGCCAGCCATTGCCGGACGCGGCTTTCAACGACAGGTTTGGAGCAACCATCCCGCCGGAGCAGATCGCACAGGGCCGGAGCGGCGTTGCAAATGCTCTCGTTCAGCCCGCGCAACAGATGCAGCAGCCCCAGCAGGCGCAGGCTGGAATCCCGGCCGAGTTCGCAGGCTCCCAGCAGCTTCAGAGCGCCATGGCAAACCCGCGCGGGTCAATCGTGCAGGCCCTCATGGAAGGACAGCCCGCAGACCCGGCACAGATCGCACAGGCGAGGGCACAGGGCGCGAACGTTGGCCAGCAGCAGCAAGGACCGCTTGGCATCGATCCGAGCATTCTGGAAGCCCTGAATAACCCGTTCCTGAGCGATGGCCGTAAAGCCGTGCTCAAGACCATGATCGAGCAGCAGCTCGGCCAGCAGGAAGAACAGCGCAAACAGCAGATGAGGCAGGCGGACCCAGCCTATAAGCTGGACCTTGAGACCAAGCGCGCCCAGCTTGAGAAGCTTCAGAACGAGGGGCAGAAGGCTCCGACAGTCCAGACGCTCAAGCTGTCCGATGGCTCGGAAATGGCTGTTCAGTGGAATTCTCAAACGCAGAACTGGGATCCAATACAGGCTCCTGGCGGGGGTGGGGACATCACGCCGAAGAACAAGCTCACCGAATCCCAGTCGAAACTCACGCTGTTTCAGAACTTGCAGACCGAATCCCAGCCCGTTTTGCTGGATCTCGAAAGCCAGTTCAACCCGGCGAACATGCAGGACGCAGCGGCGCGAAGCACACCGATTGCCGGGAACTTCTTCAAGACAGAGCAGGGGCAAATGTACGACGCGGCGGCTACGGCATGGGCGGAAGGCGCGTTGCGTATCGCTACCGGCGCAGCAGCAACACCGGAAGAAATGGAACGCACCAAGCGGGCTTACTTCGCTCAGCCAGGCGATACCCCAACGACAATCGCGTTTAAGGCCCAGATGCGCGAGATGTACAATCGATCCATCGAAAAGGCGCTCGGCTCAACGAACGTCGAAGGTTCCCTTCCGAAGCCCAGTGAATTTCTCAGGGAGCTTTCGGGTGGCGGCATGAAGGGTAGCCGCGCTCCGGTAAAAACGGATGGTTACACCATCGAGCTTTTGGATGAGGCAGATTGATGCCAACATATCAGATCACCGGCCCTGACGGAAAAAAGTACAAGGTTTCAGGCGAAAATCCTGAAGGCGCGCTTGAGGCTCTCAAGAAGCATGTGGGTGGCTCAGAACCCGCCTACGATGTGCCTTATGGGTTTGGCATGAATTGGGCTGACGCCGCGACTGGTGGTCTAGCCGGTAAGGCATCGTCCGCCGTGAATGCCGCTATTCGGGCACCTTTCACAGACAAGACATTTGGTGAGGAATATGAAGATATTCATGGATCTGTAAAAGCTGCCCGCGACCGATACAATGAGGAAAGCCCCGTCATGTCGGCCACCTCAAACATTGGCGGCGGCGTGATTGGTGCGAGCAAGCTCATGGACGCAGTGGGCGGCGTAGCTTCGAAGATTGCACCCCATATCGCGGCAAAAATGCAGGGCGGCATTGTCGGCAAGACGATTACGGATGCGCTCGGCGGTGCCGGTTTCGGCGCTGTTTCCGGCTACGGCTACGATGAGGATATTCTGAAGAATGCCGCTATTGGCGGAGGCGTCGGTCTCGTTGCCCGTCCTGTTCTCGCCGCTGGTGGCGCGGTCCTGAACAGCGCGGCCGGTCTTGCCGGTATTGGCAACAAGAGCCGTGCAGACAAGGGGATTGCGGCGGCTTTGGAGCGGTCCGGAAGGTCCGCGCAGGATATCACCGATGACCTCGCCCGCGCTGCAAATGACGGGCAGCCTGAATTTATGGTGGCAGATGCTATGGGGAATTCTGGTCAGCGTATGCTTTCTGGCGTTGCGCGGTCCCCCGGTGATATGAGGCAGACGATTTCGGAGACGCTACAGGCTCGTCAGGCGGGGCAGGGTGAGCGCCTTGTGAATGCCTTGTCAGAGGGTTTTGATTCCCCCCGGACCGCAGCACAAACCGCCAAAGCGCTTACCAAAGCACGGACTGCGGATGCAGCGAGGAACTATGGTGCGGCGCGTGGTTCTGCTGGAACAGTGGACCCTACAGGCGCAATTAAGGCCGCTGATGACTTCCTAGGCACTGGCGGGAGCATTTCCCGCACCAATATTGCCGATGACAGCGTTGAGGCCACTGTGCGCCGTGCGAGGGGAATGCTGACGGACGGCGATAACATCGTGAGTGACTTCGACACTGCGTTCAGGACAAAAATCGAACTGGATAATATGATCGACGGCGCGAAGCCGATTGTTCAGCAGAAGCTCATTCCGATACGAAACGCTCTTGATGACAGTCTGTCCGCCGCCTCGGACGACTACGCCGGAGCACGTGACACCTTCCGCCAACAGAGCAAGGTTATCGAGGCGGTCGATACCGGGGCAGACGCCGCCTCCGCAAGAATGCGCGCCGACGACACTATTCCGGCTTTTCGTGGCCTTGAGGTCGATGAACAGCAGGCGTTCCGCACTGGCTATTCAGACCCCTTCATCGGTCGTGTTGAGGCTGCGTCCGTTTCTCCCACGACCAACAAAGCGAGGATGCTTCAGACCGGCAAGACGGCTCAGGAATTCCCCGCATTCGCGGCTCCGGGTAAGTCTGGTCAGTTGATGGACCGTATCGGCCGCGAACAGCGTATGTTCGAAACAGCGAACACCGCACTTGGAGGCTCAAAGACTGCCGATAACCTCGCGGATTCGGCTGATATGGGCGGGTTTGATCCAAGTGTCATCGGGAATGCCTTGACCGGCAATCTCAAGACGGCGGCACTTCAGGCGCTCACTGCAAGCTCGAATGCGCTTCAAGGCCGCAATACGCAGACCCGTGATCTCATCGCAAAGGCTCTCATGGAGACTGCACCAACACGGGCAAACGAAACCCTTCTGAGGGCGGTAAAACGTGGGGATTCATCGGAGAAGCTTCGGCGGGCAATCGCACGGGCGCTTATCGGCGGCTCGGTCGCAGAGTCCGTTCGTTAAAACGGCCAGCCAACCCGCATAAAGTACAGAACCGCCACGATGATAACGATAGGCATGGCGTCCGTCCAATGAGCCGGGCGGCCTAGCTGCTTCTCCTTGAAATCCCGCCATGCAGCGTCAGGGAATTCCACTGGCTTACCCTCGTTCGGGTCGTGATCGATTGTTTTCATCAGAAGCACTGCATCGTGTTGCCGAAGCTCTGGCAATAGGTCGAGCTGTTCGCAGCCGCCTGAAGCCTCACATTCATGTTCTTCCGCCGCGTCTGTTCGGCATTCATCTCGTGATTAACGCAGGTCTGCATTTCGGGTGTGTGGGGCTTAACGCCTTGCGCCATGCATTCCTGACCCTTCTTTGCAACGAGGTCCTTGACCTCTGAATAGCTCATCTCGGCCACTTCCTTTGACTGGCAAGCGGCAAGTGCTGCGACCGCAACCACAACAATCAAAATTCTCATCAATCTCTCCATTCGGCGCGGAATCCTAGCGCTGAATGCTTGTGACGTAAAGGAATAAGCGATGCCTAGAAATGGTTCCGGGGTGATGTCCAAGCCAGCGGGCACGACATTTGTGCCAAACACAACAATTGAATCAGCCAAGGTGAACTCCCTGGCTGACGACATTATCTCCGACCTGAACGCCGCACGTCCTATCACGGCAGGTGGCACAGGGGCAACGTCTGTCAGCGCGGCGCGGACGGCACTTGCTGTTCCGGGAACAGCAACGGTCAATACCTTCACCGCAACGCAGAAGTGGGCGAAGGGTGCAGACGTGGCCAGTGCGGCGGCGTTGACGCTCGGTGATGACGGGAATTACTTCGATATCACCGGCACTACGGCAATCACGTCCATTACGACAAAGGGCGCAGGGACCGTCATTAAGTTGCATTTCGACGCAGCCCTGACGCTCGCTCATCACGCAACAGACCTTATTCTTCCCGGCGGCGCAAACATCACTACGGCAGCTGGTGATGAAGCAGAATTTGTCGAATATGCTACCGGGGATTGGCGCTGCACGGTTTACACTAGAGCGTCTGGTATCCCATTGATCCAGACGACACTTGCGGGACATATCAACGGCCTGACGCTATCCAACAACGTGACGGATGCGACGAACGATATTGATATCGCAGCAGGGGAGGCCGCATCAGCGGAAACAAACCCGGTGCTTATGGTCCTCGCCTCAGCCCTCACCAAGCGCCTTGATGCGGCATGGGCCGTTGGAACGAACCAGGGGGGCCTCGATACTGGTTCAATCGCAGACACGACTTACCATGTCTGGCTCATCCAGCGTTCCGATACCGGCGTTGTCGATGCTCTGTTTTCAGCTTCCGCCACCAGCCCGACGATGCCAGCCGACTATGACCGGAAGGCGTGTATCGGGTCGGTCATCCGGAAGAGTGGGGCCTTGGTCCCGTTTATCCAACTTGGGAACATATTCACGATCAACGCCGTCAACGATATCTCTGCCACAAATCCCGGAACGAGTGCCGTCACTCGCGCTATAACGGCACCCGTTGGGGTCAAGGTAATTTCGTTTGGCTCACTCACCTTATTTGGGCCGAATAACGGCACGTCCTATGCTGCCCTTCTGACGTCTCTTGATCTTGGAGACCAAACGCCAAGTACCTCGAATGCTCAGGTCAGCTTCACGTCCTCCGCGTCTAGCAATCGTCAGGCTGGCGCATTTCAGGTCCCTACAAACACTTCCGCACAAATTCGCAGTCGTCTTGCGACTAGCGATGCTTCCGTTGCCCTGACCATTACGACCAGAGGCTGGATAGACCCCCGCCTCTAATCAAGACTGCCCCTCCCAAACACATAGGAAAAATCCATGAAAAAGCTTCTCGCAGCTCTTTGCGCGTTGGTTCTCTGCGCGTCTTCTGTTTTTGCATCCGATATCCCAACGGTGCTTGCCGACAAGTCGTTTTACCAGACGACTTGCGTTGCTCAGGCTGCTGGCAATCTTACGAGCGTCACTCTCTGGAACCCTCCGGGCTCTGGCGTTGCCTTCTCGCTCGTGAAGTCCGGCGTCTGGTCCACGGTCAACACTCAGTTCAACCTCAAGCGGACGGCAACGATTACAGGTTTCGGCGCTGACCTGAACGTGCGCAACAGCAAGTACTTCCCTGGCAATGGTGTTTCTCCTGCGTCGAGCCAGACACGCACGTATCGCCTGACCTCCGGCACCACGCCTGTGGCAAATTCGGTGGAAGTCTACGACGCCAACATGCCGCCAATGGAAGACGAATATCCGTTCACCATGGGGCCGGGCGAAGGTCTGGTGATTATCCCCGACACGACCGCAAACACGAACTGGTGCTGGTCAGCAACGTTCATCGAAACGCCTATCCCGGAATAAGGCACCCGACCACGTCCTGAAAGGCAAAGAACAGGATGATTCCCAAGGCGATTGCCATATAGGCGGCGCTTTGGGCCATCCCTTTCAACTTGCTTCGCTCCATGACCATCCCTCTCGTTTAGCGGGGGATGATGTCACCGGGCCGGAAACCAATCAAGGAAATTCGATATGAACAAAGCCGCGTTCTTCGCGTCGGTGCGCGCCCGTGCGTCCGGCGTCTTCGGAACATCCCTATCCGGGCCACAGGTGCAGGGCTGTGAAGCGATCCTTGACGAGGGCCAGCGCCGGGGCGTCAAGACCCAAGAACTCGCCTATGTCCTCGCATCAGCCTACCATGAGACTGGCGCGAAGATGCAGCCCATTGCGGAGAACCTGAATTACTCCGCAGCCGGTCTGCGCGGTACGTTCCCGAAATACTTCTCGGAAGCCGACGCAAGGGCCTATGCCCGTCAGCCGCAGCGGATTGCAAACCGCGCCTATGCCAACCGCATCGGCAACGGGAATGAGGCCAGTGGCGACGGGTGGCGATTTCGGGGCCGTGGGCTGGTGCAGATCACCGGCCGCGACAACTACCGCACCTATGGCATCGAGAACGCTCCTGACAAGGCTCTACAGCCCGCCACGTCCACCCGCATCATCTTCGACGGCATGATCAATGGCCGCTTCACCAGCAAGAAGCTTTCCGACTACATCGCTAACGGGAAGGCTGACTATTACAACGCCCGCCGGATTGTCAACGGGACCGACAAGGCCGCACAGATCGCCCTCTATGCCAAGGCGTTCGAAAAGGCACTCAGGGACGCCGCCTATGTCGGACAGGCACCACAGCCGCGCCCGACCATTCCAGAGCCAGTTATCGATCAGTTCCCGGCCAACCCTGACTGGGGGAAACCCATCGCCAAGCCCGCTCCGGCCAAATCCGGCATTTCCGCTCTCATCGCAGCAATCCTCAAGATATTCACGAGGTAAGAACTATGTCGTCAGTCATCATCCGAATCCTGCTCCGCTACGGCTCCGGCGTCCTTGTCGCCAAGGGCCTGCTTGACCCAGATTCCGGCGTCGAGCTTTCCAATGATCCCGATATTCAGATGGCCCTACAGGTCGCGGCCGGTGTGCTCGCCGGGGCCATCAGCGAGGGCTGGTATTACCTCGCCCGCAAATACTATTGGGTGAAGTGATGCTGACCCTGTGGCTGAAGCTCATCATTGCCGCTGCCATCGTTGCCGCCCTCGGATGGCTCTACATCGAAATCAGGAAAGACGGCGCGGAATCCGTCATCACCAAAATCGAGAGATTGAACAATGAAGCTGGAAAATCTGCTGACGACAGCCGCAGTGCTTATGATCGTTGCCTTGACGCTGGGGCCCTGTGGAACTTCGGGGCCGGTAGATGCGACGGGCCTTCGCCGAGTGTTGGGGACTGACCTGATCGGGGCCAGAGGGGCAACGCCGCAGGATCAGCGCAAGATCGACAGGACCGTTGTGGGCGTTTGCTCCGGCGGTGTCTGGACCAAAGACGAGTGCAAGGCGCATGGAGACGCGGTGAAATGACGGAATCGAATGTTGAACGGGCGATAGGCCGTCTTGAAGGCAAATTGGATCTGATCATCGAAGACCAAAACCGCGCCCGCGTAGACCGGAAAGACCAATACGAAAAGCTTGAAGACCTGGAACGCATGCAGGGCGCATCCGATCAGAAGCTGGCCGAGTTGGCAGCGAGGATGGGCAAGGTCGAACCGGTGATTTCGGAAATCAACAACTGGCGGCAACGCGGTATCGGCGTGGTGATGTTCATAGGCCTTATGTCCGCCTCATTCGGGGCTGCGATAACGCTGGCTTGGAAGAAGATATTGATCTTCCTCGGCTGGCATTAGCCCGCTATCATCCTTCACCGCTGCTTTAAAAAATGAGGTTTTTCCAAGCCTCAATGCCATCTTCAATGGCAATCCGGCCAACAGCAAGATCAAGTAATCTTGCGGCTCCGTATCCACACACGAGATAATACAGGGCTTTCATGATGCCTCCAGTTGGGCGGTTCAGATTCGGTCCTTCACTGCCATCCGAAAGTGCGGGCGACGTTTCAGGAGTCGCAATGGAATCAAGGGCGTTTTCGGGCGGCTGGGTGTGGGAATTTTCGTCCGCCTAAACCCGCCAGACACTATGTCCTGCAAGGCGAGAATGATCAATTTCAGGTGAGAAATTGGTGGGCGATGAGAGGCCACCACATCAATTTTCGCCCACTGATTTTGTTGTGTTTTCCGTTTTGAATCCCTCACCCGACTTGGGGGCAGGGCTTACCATGTTCCCGATCTGGTCCGCAACGATGCGGCTCGCCTCGATCCCAAGGCGCTTTCGGTCAATCCCTTTTGTGTAGATTTCGGCGGTCGCGATATTCGTCCAGCCGTATTGGGCAAGCAGTTGGTGCGTTGCTGCCCCGCCTTCCGCCGCCAGCGTTGCGCTGAGCTTGCGAAGGCCATGAGCCGATTTCGTTACCCCGGCTTCCGTGCACTTCACCCTGAACCAGTTTCCAAAGCTTTCCTTCGTGAAGGGCTTGCCTATGGCGCTCTCGATGAGATGAAGCCCCCGGCGCGGCGTGGCATCGATCAGCTTGACCATATCGTCTGACAGTTCGACGCTAACCCGCGCTCCGGTCTTGGCCGTGTCCATCGACAGAACGCGGCCGGTGATATGCTGACGGCCCACCAGAACCACGTCAGATCGCCGCAAGCCGACAAGCAGCATCATTTCCATTGCCAGCCGTTCCGGCGTCCCGGCGGCATGCACGGCCCGGAATTTCATGACATCTTCCACGGTCCATGCCGGGAACCCATCGGTCTTGTATCCCGGGGGCTCAACGCCAATCGTCGGGTCAGCCGTGACCAGTCGCATTTTCTTTCCCCAAGCGAACATGCCCTTCATGGTCTTGAGGAAGTTGGCAGCTGCGGCGGGCGTCTCATGGCGCTTGTCAACACCCTCCTGAATGACATCTTGCGTGAAGACGGAAAGTGCGGATCTGGCGTTCTTCTCCAGAACGTGAGCCATGATCAAGCGCTGCTGTTTCTGCGTTGCGGGGCTATACCCGGCCCACTTGGCGCTTTCGGTCGTGTAGCGGTCCCAGAGCCATTGCAGGGTGTTTTCATACACCTTCGGGGCTTCGATGGGGTTGCCCGTCAGCGCGGCTTTATATGCGGCTTTGAATGTCGGATCGTTCGGGTTCGGTAGGCGCGTTCGCGGCCCTTTCCCAACGCGGAAATAGAAGACCCACTTTCCATGGCGGGTCTTCTGCTTGTTGACGTGCAGGGGGAGCTTGCGGGGCATTTCCGAAGCATCACAGGACGGGGCGTGAATAGTCAATTCCATCCCTGCCTTTGGCTCCAGCGGTCTTCGGCACATCGGGGATAACGGTAATAACCGAATCTCCGACCTTGATTTCAATGCGGCATCCTGTTTCGTTGGCGACTTGCGCCGCTCGCATCATATCGGATCGCTTGACGAGGGCAGGCGCTGTCACGTCTTCTCCCCCTCTGTGGCGGCAAGAGCTGCGCGTGGTAATGAGATTATCCTGTCGACAAGCTCAACGCATTGGCGCTTTTGCCACGGCGACAGGCTGTCCCAAAAGTCCACGCATCCGCCACGCTGTTCGAATGCGTACTCGTGTGACCATATCACCATGGCTATACGAGCTTCGGCGTGTGGGTTCAGATTTCGGGTGTCCCTGTTGCTCATGCCGTCTCTCCCTTCGCCTTGCGGGTGGGTGGACGGAGGACGGGGTGGGCTGCCTGTTTGGCGAGAATGTCGGCCATTGTGGCGCGGGCTTCAATCAGAGAGCAAGCCAAGGGTGGCCACTGGTTGCCCGGCACGGCTCCAAGTCGATGGACTTTCCCGGCGTCTCTGGTCAGCTTCTCCAGTGCCGACTGCAGCCGCTCATTCTCCGCCCGTGCTTCAGCAAGGTCTTTGCGGAGGGTGGTGATTTCGTCCGCCTCCGTGGTTGCGCGGTCGATGGCTTTCCAGTTCATATCCTCGTTGCTCATGCTGCACCTTCCTTCATGGCACGATATCGAAACCGTTGATCTAAACGAGAACCGTACCCATAACCGAAGGCATGCACTCCGGCCTTTTGTCTCGCTTGGCGCTCAGCCATTTGTATTCGCATGGTGAGCAACGCGACATCGCGGCGGCATTGGCCGCTGTTCCTGATGATGTCTACGATCAGTCCCCACCCAGGCTCTTCGGCTTTCGCCAGTTTCGGTGCCCGCTTGATGACACGCCACGTCTCCCCGCTCCACTCCATCAGCCCTCCCCACTCTGGGATATCGGCCTTCTTGAGCAGACCAGGCGGCGTGACATAGAAGAACCGATCGGAATGCCTTAAAGCGCCCGCCTGCTTCTCCTCCGTGTCTCGCTTGTAATCTTGTCGCGACACTTTGATTTCGTAACTTGTGGCTCGGAAACCTGCTGATGCTGCCGTCTCCAAAGTCCAGAAATCAATGCGCGTCGTTGAGCCGCGAAAGGGCACTTCTGTGGCCCAAATCTTTTCAGAGTTGGCTGCCACCAGCGCGTCAAGAATGTGATCAGCCGTTATGCTCACACCCCACCTTCCTTTCCGGCTGCATGGTCTAGGGCGGAGAGAATGCGGCGCTCGAAGTCGGATTGGGCGACAGCCTTTGCATCTTCCATCGTCGGTGCGGTGAATTCGGTTCCATGTTCGTCAGGGTCAATTGGCGGTATAGTCCCCCCAAAAGTGCCGTCTGACCATTCGAGCGCTTCATATCTTCCGACGATGCTTTGCGCCTCAAAGTGTTCCCACATTGTAGAAATCCTTGCGCCCACCCACTCAAGTTGCTTCACCACCACCCCGCTCTTTGCCTCTGGTGTGGTGAGGTATCCCTTGTCGAAAAGAGCCTTAGCCGCTTCCCTGCTCTTGCACTCAGATGTGAGCCCGCATGTTTCGTCGCAAATGATCGACGCAACGCGATTCAGAAGTTCATTCGGCTGCATGGTCTGTCTCCTGTGCTGATGGTGGGGAGGGGAGAGGACGCCAGCGGACGATTTTGTTGCCTGCCTTCTCAGCGCCATAGCGTGAACGGACGTCTTGCCAAGGGTGTGTCGTTTGCGAGTTATCAAGATAATACCCAACGCGCACGGTCGCGTATCGCATTCCGTTATCAGTTGTCATGGTGAAACCTCCAGCGCGCTTGCCGGGTAGATCTGGACGGGACCATTCGGGCGATCCAGTTGGACGCAGTAGCCGTCCGGCGTTTGCTCGGTGCTGTAGCGGCCAACAACGCGACCTTCCCACCAGGACCCCGATTTCTTGCGCACAATAGTGCCATTGGGCCACCCATCATCAGCCGGGTGGGCAAACTGCATCGCGCTTGGGGCAAATTCCCATGACTGGTCCTTTCGTGCGGCAAGGGCGGATCGGGCAATATACTTGTAATAAGCCACGGGGAGATCCTTTATGTTCCCGTGACTGTCTTTTGTGACTGTGTGGGAGATAAGATTTAGAGCGCTGCGCAGCCTAGCGTTCTCTGCCTCGGCCGCTTCTGCTCGATCAACCAAACTCCGAATTGCCATGATGCCGTGATCGTGGCCGGTATGTTCGGCAAGCGACATCAGCAAGTCGATTTTCATCGCCTTTTCGTGGGCCGCTTTCCGCTCCGATTCTTCTGCGCGGGTGATGAGCGCCTCAAGTGCTTCTTCGTGGGTGGTCATGACTGCCTCGTCTTTCTGAAGCCTGCGCTTCGAATGGGATTCTTGCTCTTGGGCCAAGAGCCCGTATGTTTGAGCCAGTTGCGTTTCGCTTTGGAAATGTCCCGCTGATCGTCCGCCGTCTTCTGGCCTTCGCCGCGATGGCATGGAACGCAAAGGACCTGGCAGTTTTCGAGCGTGGAATCCTGAGTGAAGTAGAACGGAATGATGTGATCAAATTCCGCCTCCCCCTGCTTCAGCTTGGCTCTGCACTTCTCGCAGTTGCCGCCACAGCGCAGGAATGCTTGCCCTCTGATCTTCTTTGAGAACTCGACGCGCTTCATCAAACACCCTCCCTCAGCTTCTGAAACCGGAGCTTCCGAATCCTGTCCAGATGCTCCTTGTTCGGGCGATGATTGCGACGGTTCTTCTCGATTTCCCGTTGGACCGCGACACATTCGGGCATGGCACGATCTGCACGGCGTTGAGCATCTTCAAGAGCCCTTGCAGACTGCCATGAGCGCCAGCCGTTGAGGGCCTTGGTGATGAGGCGGGAGAGGGTCATGCTGCTTCTCCGAATGCTTGCTCCGGCGTGATGTCGTATGTCTCGGCAATCCACGCGATAGCGGTTTTGAGGAAGGCATCAAATTCCTGCTCCGACATACTGGCGAAGCTGACCGATTTCGGGACGGCGACCGTGTAGCCCTTGACCATGACCGGGACAACGAACCCGGTGTGGAGCTTGACAACGTCGTGAAGGACTTCCTTCGACGGCGCGCAACTGGTGGCGCTGACGATCCGGTTGAGGAAGGTCCAGTACCAGCGCAGCTTTGCCGGTGACCTGCCGGTGTGAAGGGACACCTTGATCCGCTCCCCTTCCGGGTACAGGTCGAGCAATTCCCGGTCCGCTGCCATTTCGGGCAACAAGCGGTCACCGCGACGGATCATGTAAAGCGGGGGCTGTTCGGTCTTGGCCATGGTCAGAAATCCACGTCGCCGTCAGCAAAGCCGCTCTGGCGCTCAGGCTCGCGCTGTGTGTCTGGCTTGCCGTCTAGAAGCGTCAGGGAGCACGTGTAGCCCTGCAAAACGACTTCGGTGGAATACCGGTCGTTACCGGATTGGTCCTGCCACTTGCGAGTTTGGAGCGCGCCCTCGACGTAGAGCTTGCTACCCTTCTTGACGTACTGCTCGATGATCTTCACCAGACCTTCGGAGAACACGACCACGGTGTGCCAATCCGTCTTTTCCTTGCGTTCGCCGCTGTTTTTGTCGCGCCAGCTTTCGGACGTGGCAATCCGCAGGTTCGCGATGGGCGTTCCTGATTGAGTGCGGCGGATTTCGGGATCTGCGCCGACGTTGCCGATGAGGATCACGCGATTGACTGAACCGGCCATTATGCGGCCTCCTTCTGATTTGGTGGCTGATAGGTGCGGATGCGCTCAACGAGGCTTGAAAGCTCGTCGTTGAAAGCGTCAACGGCTTCTGAAAGCTGTTTGATGTATTCCTCATCCCGGTAGACGCGGACGGTGAGAATGGGAAGCTTCGGCCAGAAGCTGACGAAATCCCACCATTCGCGTTCCGACACCCAAAGGTTCCCTTGAACCTGGGCCTTGTGTTCGGGAGGGAGACGGTTGCGCTCAAGCCGGTCGATCTGGATATCGGGCAACGCGGTCTTTATCTCCAAGCCGCCGCTCGTTCCGATCAGGCTGTCGGGGCTCCCGCCCTTGTTTCCGTTTCGGATGAACCCAACCTTCTGGATTTCAGCATCGGTGATGAAGGCGTACGTTTGTCGCGCTTCGTCTTCCATGACCTTGCCGCGCTCCATATGGGTGCTTGAAAAAGACTCCGTCGGCTCCCCGGTCAGTATTTCCCCGGCCAGCTGTCGCATGTATTTGGATCGCGTCTTGCCATCTCCACCCGCCATGACTGTGGAAAATTTGCTGGCGGTCGGTATCCCGGCTCGACAAGCGAACCACTCAGGAGACCCCTGTTCAATGTCGGTAAAAATCTGCATCATGACGCAGCCTCAAGGGTTTTAAGGTGGATATAGACGCGACGGCAGGCGGTAACATCGACCATGGCGTCATGCGCTCCATCGAGGCTTTCATTGAAAAAATGTCTGATGCATTCCTCCAGTTTCGGAGGTTTTGGGCATGTCATCCCAACGGCTCGCATCCGGTCTGTAGGCGGTAGATTGATGATCGGGCTGGCCGCTTCCATTGTGCAGAACAGCGGTTTACGGAGAGGCATAATTTTCTTGTAGTGACGAGAAATCGCAGCCTCGATAACCCCACGGTCAAACTTTATGTTGTGAGCGCAAACCAGATCAGAGCGCTGGTACAGATGCGTGAAAGCTGACAGGGCGAACTCAGAGGAAACCCCGTGTTTGGCCGCTATCTCGTCTGTGATACCGTGAACTTCAGAAGCACGAGTAGGGATGCTCACAGTGCCAATCCCAGGGTCCACGATAAATGAGAATCCAGCGACAGGCGTTCCGTCATCTTCACAAAGTTGAGCCGCAAGCTGAACGATGTAGGGTTGTTCGGGGTGATCTACTGGCAACTTGTCCTGATAGAAGCCTGTCGTTTCCGTATCAAAAAACAGAACTGTCATCGCGCCGCCTCCATCTTCGCTTTTTTCTGCTCAAGAAGTCGAACGGCGCTATCGAAATGGATAGCCAGCATGTCGGGAAGCGCGTCAATCTTTCCGAGGTTGCAGAATTTTTGAATGTCTGAATCCGTCTCATCGATCAGGCGGCGAAGTGTGGCCAACTGGTCGGCGTTAATCTTCTCTTGCGGCGAACGGCCAGCAGCGTTGCCGTCGTCATCCTCGTTCTTCACGGCAACGTCGAAGATATCGCACTTGAGGTAGCGCTTGCCGTAGCTCTTGGTTGACCCATAGGCGTGAGTGTTCGTCTTGTTGGCGTTGCCCTTCATCCCGACGTTGTCAAAAGGCACGTCGGCGTAATAGTGCTTCGTGTGCCCGGCCTCGTGCATGACTTCGCAGACGACGCGAATATGGTTTGGGTGATCCGGCTTTCCTTCGCCAAACGTCAGCGAGAAACCGTGCTTTGTGATTACCGGCTGGATTGCCTCGCTGATGGTCTCATAGCGGGCGTATTTGGATCTGGTCTGGTCGTTGTCGGCATCGCGCACCACTTGGGGCATTTCCGACTGTGCGGCCTTCATGGCCTCGTTGAACGCAACCTGCGCCATACGGGCCATTTCACGCTCCCGCATTTCCATGAGGCGTTGCATCTTATCGATGTCGACATTAGGATCGCGAGCGGCCCTTTCGATGATCTGAAAGATAGCCGCGCTCTCCGAGACGACCGGCATAACGTCATGTTCTTTGGTGACTATAGCGCCCATGTTGTTTCTCCTAAGCCTGGATCGCGGCAAATACCGTGATTGCCGCTACGATGATGAAAAGGGTCCAGAAGCTCCCCGCGCTGTGTGTCGCGTTGTTGCGGGCGAGCATTTCCATGAACTCGGCAGCGCGGAGGTTGGTGGATTTGAATGTGCCCAGATGGTGCGGGGTCATGAGGCACCGCCGATCTGGTCAATGTTCCCGCGCTGGACGGTGAAGGTGTAGGCGACGACCCATGGGTTTTCGTCCCATGCGCCGGGACCGTTGATGTGGTCCCAGAGGCGGTGGTATTGATCGACGTAAGCATCCCCGCATCCAACCGCAGTGCATTGCCATCCACCATCAGGGCCTGAATTAATCCAGCCATGGTCATTGCAGACCGGGCAAGGTGGGCAACCTTCGGCTTCGGCATCGTCGGCGCTGATATCCTGCAAGCGCTCCACCCTCACGTCGGTGACGGTGAGCGTCAGGCGGGAAGCCCAGCGGGGCATATGCATGGCCTGCCTATGCTTCCCTGCCCATACCGGACGTTCTTCGTCGGCATTGTAGAGGACGGCTGCATTCCGTGGCAGGTCACGCGGCGCTATGCTGTCCAGCGAACCGCTGGTCCTCCAATGCTCTCGGACATAGAGGCGATCACCAACAAAGATGCGGGGCCGGTGACCTTTCCCGTCAGTGCCGATGTACGACAAGCCTTTGTCGCTCATCAGGTGAGGCTGCGGCTTCAGCATCCGCCGCGTTTGCGTCTTCCGACCGTCGAGCAAAGCGCGGACCATAGGCGCAGAAAAGAGAATAGGGCGATCTGTCACTTCTCGTCCTCCTGTGCTGAAAGAGCGCGGAGGACTGCGAGGCAGATAGCAACGGGAAGGGTTTTTGCATGGCCCTGGAATCCACCTGACATTCCGGGCGAAATATCGACGGTCCACCCTACCCACGACATGTCGTAGTCGCCGCCCATTGCATCGTTCCCTATGTGCTCGAAATACCATCCCGGCAGAACCCGAACAGCCAGAGCCACGGCGTCATCAACGGAAGAACAATAATGAGGTACATGGCCGAACCTAAACCCAGCACGAAGAGCCTTGTTGGTGGCCGTGTGGATTTCATGATCTGTTTCTCTGGACGGCCCCGTTGCAGCTTCCAGCCGTTCGATAAGTGCGGTGAGGTCAGCCATTATCCTACCCCTCCATGAAGGCGGTGAAAGAGGCGAGGGCGGTGCGGAATTGGGTCATAGCTCAATCCCCGCTATCTACGGTCATGTCGAGACCGCAATGCTTGCAAGAGCCGGGGTGCCATCCGCGCTGATGGTTCGCGCCGATTGCATCAACCTTCTCGTGCTTGCAGATTGCGAACCGCAGCACGATGGGCGTCTGTGTGCTCTTCTTGGTTTCCTGATCGTACTTGCTGCCTCCATAGGTGACCGCGTACCCGCCGCCGCCGAAGCGACCACCCATCCCAGCCGGGGTGAGAAAGAACTGCGTCCACTGTTTCCGCTGCCCGGTGATGCGGCCCCAACCCCAATGCGGAACCAGGCTATGGCCACCCGATGCAAGGTTATTCAGGAACAACAGCGGATCGACCGCTTCGGCGTTCGGGATATCGACATCGCCCTTGATGATCGGCATGTAGTCGTTTTCGAGGGTGTATGTTTTTGCGTCTGCCATCTCTGTCTCCTCTTGGTGTCGCGGGGGTGTGGGGTTACTCGGCGCGCTTGGCTGCGAGAGCTTCGGCCTGACGAACGCGGCGGGCGCATTCACGCTTGCCGTTCATCGGATACCTGTTGCCGGTCTTGACCCTCGTGGATGAGCGCCGGTATGTCGGAGCTTCGGGGACGTTGATGATTTCTATGGGCTGCATCGAGACAGGGGACGCAAGACTTGCGGCGATGAAGGCTCCGAGTCCGAAATAATTGCGCATCGTCATTTCCTCTTGTTGGTTCACGGTGTTCAGTGTCTGCGCAGCTATGCGCGGGGTCAGGCGGCGCGCTGGTCCGTCAGAATGTTGTCGGAAAGCTTCTTCATGGTGGCCGCGAGAGGGTTCAGGAACTCGACTTCGATGCCGTTGGACTTGCCAAGCTCGATGACGTTGGCGAGTGCGCCCATGAACTGCTTGAGCTTCGTTTCCTCGGCGGACGGCAGGGCGTCGATGAGTGCCGCAGCGTCATCAAGTGTCGCCTTCGCATCCTTGTTGCGGATGAAGTGGACAATGGTCCCGTCGTAGGAAGTGTGGTTAAGTTTCGTCGGATCGTCCCAACGCAGGTAGATGCGCTGTTCGGCCCTGCCGCTTTCCAAGTCGAACTGAACAACTGGGCTCTTGAGCCCTTTCGCCAGCATGTTGCTCATAAGCTCGTCGATGCGCTTCTGAATTTCCTTGGTGTCCATGTCTCAAACTCCCTGCTGCTGACGGTTCAACGTCCCGTGTGTTGCTTGCGTGTAGACAGCGCCGCTGGACGCTTCGTCAGCCCAGTCTTTGCAAAACCGCTCCCACGCTTCCGAAGTGCGGACGAACGTGGAAAGACGGTCTTCGTCGTGCGGCGTGAGGTTCGTATCGTCGAGGTAGGCCCCAGCCATTTCCTCGGTCACGTCCTCGCCGGTCAGCGTGTCCATGTCGAACCGGATGAACTTCGTCGTTTCGTCGTTGTGGTGACGGGCCATCGCTTCCGCAGCCGTGGCAAAGGTCATGCCGACGACAAATGTTTCGGAGAGATAGAAGCCCGTACGGTGTGCATCGACAGGGATGAGGACTTCGCGTGAGTTGATGAACTGGCGCTTCATGTCCTGCCCTCGGCGGCGGCGATGGCAGCGCGGAAAGCCAGCAAGGTTTCCGACACCTGCTTGAAGTCTTCCGGGTGCGCTTTTTTATGATCGGCGGACAGATCGTTTCCGTTCATCCAGTCAAAAACCGCCTCGGCGGCCATGAGGAACGCGCTTCCTTCTTGCAGAAGATCAGAAGCTGCGGCGAAAAGTTCAGCGTCGGCGCGCTTGTAGACGACAGCAACGCCCTCTACATCTGAGCATGACCGGTCGGCCGTCAGCCAAAACTTGCCGTCGTGCTCGTCAATAAGGATGGGGCCTTTCGTATGCTTCACTGTCTCGCTCATCTGTCATCTCCATTCATCACTTTCGAAATCCCGCGCGGGTGGCGGGATGCCGAAGGGGATCAGGCGGCGAGAGGCTGCATCTTGTTCCCAGGCCAGATCACAGCTCGGTTCCAAGCCTTGTGAGCGGCCTTAACATCTTCTGATGCCCACCCTTCCCACGTGTCCCATTCAGCGCTGACGCGGTAGACGTTGAGAATTTCCTGAAGCGACATGCTGTCCCACAGGGCATCTTCTTGGCAGTCGCACCAACCCATGAGTGCGCAGATTTCGTCCCGCGTAAGGTCTTGTGCCTTTTCCGATTTGACCGTGCACAACTGCAGAAATTTCAATGGAACGTTTTTGATCGTCTTCGCCATCTGTCATCTCCTCATACCCAGCATCGCCGGGGGGGGGGTTAGTGGTGATCGGTGGGGCCGTGGTAAGGACCGCCCCACCCGTCAGTTCCCCGGCAATTGGCTCCGATCCAAAGCGAACCGAAGCCAGCGGCCACGGCTAGAAAAGGCGGGATGTAGATATGGATAAAGCTGAGAAAGGTGCCGAACCAAAACCCGACGCAAATTCCAAGCAACAGTGTTGATTGGCACCACTTGTTCGCCATCATGACCGCACCTCGTTCGCGCTGGCGTATTCGCCGCCCGTCACGTCTTCCACGTCACTCGAAGGATCGATGATATATTGTGGGTCGGCGGGGTCGCCGAAGTAGAGGCCGGGCCTCTTGTTGACGATGTTCAAGGCGATCATCTTTGCCTGGAATTCGCTCTCGGCATCAACGACAATGTCGGCGTATTCCTCGTCAGTATCCCGCAGGATGCGAACCATGAATTGGCGCAGCGTCATCTCAAAACTTCCCATCTAGTTTTTCGGTATTCATGCCGCGTCCATTCGGCGTCCAAATCCAACCGCCGCCGGACCTGAGAACGTGAGCCTCGGCTTTTGTTTCGAGGTTTAGAAATCGCAAGGTATGAGACGTTTGCTTGTCGCGCTTGTGGGGAACCGAAGGCTTGCTCTCAAAGCCCAAAGAAACGAGGTAGTCCCGGCCCTTCACGAATGGGTGATTTTTCACGCACTCAAGAGCCTCATCCGTCAACTTCTTCGGGAATTCGCCAGTCACGAAATCCAAAGCATCGACATAAGTGCGAGTGCGAATATGCGCGGGCATCCGGCCGGTCAGATGAACGTACGCAAGGACCGTCTTTATTGCTGGTGTCATACGGCTGACCTTCGTCATCATCTCATCCTCTGTTCTGCGATCCGATCAGTGCCGGGGGTCGCTGGGTGGTGAGATAGAACTTAAGCCGGACTTAAATAGATTGCAAGGAAAAAATAAGCCCTACTTAAAAAAACTTGCGTGATGGGGAATCGCATGGCAAAAAGAAACCCGCCGAAGCGGTTGTGCTTCGAGCGGGCTAAAATCTGGCGGTTCTTTGGGAAGGGTTCCCGCCAAGACCTGATTGTTTTAACACACAAGTTGCGTTTTGCAACTGCAAACTCTCCCAACAGGTCCCGGAGCCTTCGAATTTCTGGAGCTTACGTGAAGGGATGCCGCGATTCCGGGCCAAACTTCATAGGAAAGGCATAAGACAGGGTTCGGCGGGCTTTAAGACGGCCTTATCCGCCTCGCAAGGGCAGGAGATAAACGCAGAACACGCTAAGGAACCGGGAAACCGGGTCTAGCCAGGAGAGACGGCCCCTCAGGTGGACTACGCCAGCCGGGGCGATAAAGCTCAACTCTGTCTGTACGCTCTGAATACATCGGTTCGGTCTAGCCTTAGCTACCGTCTTAGTTGACGCCTATGGGCATATGTCAGGATCCCAGAAGAATACGAGCGGCCTTAAATGCTGCCATCCATATGACAATAGTTACGATCCAAAACCATATTTTTCCAGCCCGAGACTTTGGATAAATCATCCGTTATTTCCTGTCTGCTTGGTGACTGCTGTTATCATTTCCTAAAGCCTGTCGGAAGACCATATTTGGGGTCATCTCTAATCTGCTTGATCGCCACGACGACGTGCGCAAACCTGAAGGTTTCGAGGGAGAGGGCAATGTATAGAAGAGATTTCTTGAGCTTGGCCGCATCAACGGCTTTGCCACCTGTTATGCTAAATACGCAAATTCCAGAACTCATTCAGAAGCTCGAAACCGCAATACGCTTGGAGATTCCCGGCGTCCGGCGGGTTGATATCCGATACGACAAGGCTGACAAGAAAGTGCCCCTGATGATCATCGCCCTGAGGGTCTAGGCGTCCGTCCCTGTCTTAAGCATCGTCTCGACAACAGCAACAATCGCCCGGCGGGTGTCGGGCGGTGATTGCTTCACGGTGTCCCATATTGACCACGGTGCGTCATCGTCCAGTGGGTTTCTCATAAGCAGATCCCCAGGTGAGCAACCCAGCGCATAGGCGACCGCTTCAAGGGTGGAATCGGAGAAGCCCTGCAAGCCGCGCTCGAGCTGCGAGATGCTCGGCGGCGTCACCCCTACGCGCTCGGCAAGTTCCTCCTGCGTCAGTCCGCGCTTTTTGCGCCACTCCCGGAAATAGTATCTGGGCTTCGGTTTCTTGAAATTCGGCGTCACCTTTGTCATGCGCCGATAGTGCCCCTCACTTATTTTTGTTTCCATACGGCCCCACTTACAAATTCAGCTTGACTTAAGTTAAGCAGCACTTAAGATGGGGGCATGGATAAGCTCACTGAATATTTCGACGCCGCCCGTGGTCGCCGCCTGAAACTGGCTGAAAAGCTTGGTGTAAAGCCGTCTGCCATATCGCAGTGGAAGAAGGCCCCGATTGCCCGCATCGCTGAGATCGAGGCCGCGACCGGCATCCCTCGCGAGAAGCTACGCCCCGACATTTTCAAGAAGCGTTCCAAAGCGGAGGCAGCGGAATAGCCATGAGCGAGACCGCTCGCATCATCAGCGAAACTGAGTTCGCGGAGCGCATTCGCAGCCTGCTTGCGGATGGCTTCGAAGACGTAGGGAGTGTGACCGGCCCCGGACGGTCTGGCGCGCTGGCGTCGGTGTATGCCAGCCATATTCTCGGCGTCCCGTTTATCCCGTTCAAGGCCAACTTCCCTTGGCATTTGGGGAAGCTCCTGATCATCGACACCGCCATGGAGAGCGGAGCCACCATGAGAAAGGCTGAGCGGTTCTATGCGGACGCTGAGACGGTTTCTCTTGTCTGCTGGCATGAGCCTCCTCGCGTCATGTTTTGGTACGAGGCCCGGAAGCCCCAGCGGTTCCGTCATGAGCGGATTATTGCTGCGGCCGCCCACACCGAAAGGAAATCAGCATGACGGCGTTCAGGGTTGGGATGAAGGTTGTCGCGATTAAAGCGCCGGATGGCCTTAAGAAATTCAAGCACCCAGATTCCAAAGTTCTTCAGGTCGGTGTCGTCTATACCATTCGCGGCATACAGACTGCGCTTCGCTCTAGTGGTGAAGTCCAGACTGGCCTCATTTTTGAGGAGTTCGTGAACCCTAAGGTTCTCACACGATTGGGCTGGTTTGAACTCGACTACGACCATCGTTGCTTCCGCCCCGTTGTCTCCCGTCCCACTTCCATAGCCATTTTCCAGGAGATGCTTTCCGGGAAGAGGGTGGGGGAACGGGTATGAGCAAGCCAGACTATTACGAGTTGACGCCGGTTCACACCCAAAAAGAGGGGTTCCGCTTCGCTAGTGCGGCGCTGATCGTGTGCAGCCTCTGCGGCGAAATGATCGACGGTATGGGTGGTCCCGGTCATGGTGCTGTCTGCCTCAAGTGTGCCCCTGAAATGATTGGTGGCCGCATTCGCGGTTGCGTCGTGTGGGATGAGGAAAAGCCCGCATGACCCCCTTCGAAACCTCCCACAAATCCCAGATGCGCGGCGTTGCCCACCTCAACGTCCCTCGCGGTCCTGAGACGGAAGACGACACGTGCCTTCTCGGAACCATCGTCACTGACATCATCGAAGAACGTCCCGGCGCTGCCAAGTTCGAGCGCCCAGAAACCCGCAGGGAAGGAACGGAAGCATGAGTGAGTTTATCCCATTCCCCAAGATCCCTCGCCTCAAGCGTGGGTGCGTCATCACCGAAAAGCTTGATGGCACGAATGCCCAGATCGTCATCGGAGAAGATGGTTCCATTCGAGCCGGTTCCCGTAACCGCTGGATTAGCCCGGAAGATGACAACTACGGCTTCGCCAAATGGGTGAAGGCTAACGAAGACGACCTTTCGTCCCTCGGCCCAGGTCAGCATTTCGGGGAATGGTGGGGCAACGGCATTCAACGCGGTTATGGCCTTTCTGAAAAGCGATTTTCTTTGTTCAACTCTGGTCGGTGGACCGGAAACGAAGCGCTTCCGGCATGCTGCAGTGTTGTCCCTGTCCTCTATCAAGGCGACTTCACCACAACCACCGTCGATTGGGTTTTGGATAGCCTAAGAGAAGCGGGATCGGTAGCTGCTCCCGGCTTCATGAAGCCTGAAGGCGTCATCGTCTTCATGACCGCTTCCCGCCATCTCTACAAAGTCCTCGCTGAAAACGACGACAAGGCGAAGGGGGAGGCAGCATGACCACGGCCCTCGTCATTTGCGGCGTCCTGATTTTCATCGCCGTCATTCTGTTCATCGCCTCTGAGGTCGGCAAGCCAGAGCCTGAGCCGGATATCGACTGGATCCAGCTTGAAGGCGACCTTTCCGAATACGTCCGCCGCCGGAATGGGGAGGCGATGTGATGACGGGGCACTTCTTGTTTGTGGTGTTCGCTGTTGTTGGCCCGATCACAGCCATTTCATTCGCATGTTTGGTTTTATGCGCGGCATTCGGCCCATTCGAAGATGAAGATTGAGCAGCGCCGATCCTCCCTCGGCTGCGCTCATAGGTCTCCCGGTTCAATGTCCTCACCTCCGTTGAACTGGGAGACTGAAATCCGGGGAAGCCCTCCTTGCAGCCGCATCACAACGGCTCGGACGGCTTCTCCTAAGGGAACCGCATGAGAAAGATTGTTGGAACATTCATGGCCCATAGAACGAGAAATATAACCCTCGAAAATATCAAAGACACACTCATGTTCAACTTCGAAGATGGGACTCTGCGTTGGAGAGAAAGGCCCTCGTCTTATTTCCGGTCCCAAAAGGCATCCGATGCTTGGAACCGGCGATACGCTGGTGGCGCTCCGACTGTTTATACCCACAATGGGTACGAGCGTATCACTCTCTTCCACACAACACAGTTTGTGCATCGTCTGATCTTCGCTGTTTTCAATGGCGTTGAGCCCGCAGAAATGCCCGTGATGATCGATCACGTTGATGGGAACAGGCTTAACAACATCCCTTCCAACCTCCGGTCCGCTAACGCCACACAAAACTGTATCAACACCAAGGCCCTGATCCCAGATCGTAAGGGCGTCCAACCAGTGGACGGGCGCTGGAGGGTGAGGATCCAGGCTTACCGAAAGCGGATCCACGTCGGATTTTTCGACACCAAGGACGAGGCTATCGCCGCCTATAGAGGCGCTGCGGTTGTTCTCCATGGTGGCTTCAGAAGGGAGACTTAGTCTCACCTGCCTGGTGAGACGGGAGACGGCAGTTTGATTGGCACTCTGAACGCCCTGATCCCTGTCGTCTCCATCAAGTTTTGTAATGCGTCTCATGTGGTTGGTCTCCGTGTCTAGCAACAGGATTCAACCACGAGAGGACGACAAGGTGTTTGGAAACGACCCCCATAATTTGGGTTCTCGCCCCAAATCGAAAACAAGCAGGAAGAAGGTAATGAACCCCGCAATCGAAGCCAGGATGTTGATGAGAGAGGCGTACCCGCTGGCCCGCTACGGGAAGCTGGACAACGTTTTCTATCACGTCGTGCGGTTCGTATCCCCGCGCGTCACCAAGAACTTTCACACGCGCCGCGCCCGCTCGATCTGGGAAGGCACAGCCCGCCGTATCGACAGCGACGAAATGGATGCTCTGAGAGCAGCAAAATACGAGGAACACCGCCGTGAGCAGGAAGAACTACGCGCCCGTCTGGCTTCGCTGGACAAGATGCTTGCCGTTCTGGATGCGCATGAAGCTCGCACGTCGCTGGCGGAACGTGGCAGCTCGCCGGATTGATTGGGCCGAATGGATCGGACGGAAGGATAAATGATGCACAAGCTCCTCCTCCTCTCCTCCCTATGCTTCAGTGTACCGGCGTATGGGCATCAGACCGTATCCGGGTGGACATACCCGCCGTCATGCTGCTCCGGCAATGAAATGACGGGAGATTGCGCGATGATCCCTGCTTCGACGGTCAAGGTCGTCGCTGGTGGTTTCGAGGTCACCTTGTTGCCCGGCCAGCACCGAAAGGTGACCAAGCCGCAGACGTACTTCATCACCCACAAGAACGCACGTCACTCGAAAGACAGTGATTTTCACATCTGCCTCTATCCAACTGAGGACAGGGTGCAGTGCTTTTTTGCCCCACCATTCGGAGCTTAAACCCATGGCAGACCATCTTCTGTTCAGTGAGCATATGACCGCCAAAGAGGTCCACAAGCCGATAGCGGAAACATACCTTGGCCAAGCCCATATCGCGGGCACTGGCCCGGAAGGCAAGACGTGCCGTGAATGCGTGTTCTGGTGCCTGAAGCGGTTCAGGAAGAACCCGTTCGGCGGCTATGACGAACATATGATCCAGCCCGGATATTTTAGCAAGAATCACAAGCTTCATCCGCTGGAAATCAAGAAGGCGAAGTGCACCCGGCCGATTATGAACAAGGCCAACCGTCTCATCCCGCACAGTGCCAAGGCTTGCAGGCTGTTTGAGCCCTCCGATAACCCGTCACCAGCCAAGAAGTCGGAACACTGATGATTGACCCAGAGATCATGATTGCATGGATGGACCGGCGCATAGCGAGCGCCGAAACATGGCTGCGCGATCACGGCCGGTATTCCAAGCGCCCGCGCACCGAAATGGAAATTGAGACCAAGGAAAACGACATCGCCATGTTTAACGAGCTGCGAGCGGCTTATGTCCGCGCACTCGACAAGAAGAGGGCGGCGGCATGATCATCACCGAACGCCAGGAAGAGGTTCTATCCTATCTCGTAGGCCTCGCCCCTGTAGGCCAACCCATCAGCGTGAACCACAAGACGATCAAGGCTGATCTGGGGATGGAACACGGGCTTTTCTACTGCTTCGTCCGCCGCTTGAAGAACAAGGCAGCGGTAGAGACGGTCATTCCCGGCCGTGGCGCTACGCCGTGCACGATGCGCGTCCTCAAGCGCCTTGAAGCTTTCGAGGTGAAGGAGCAAAAGGTATGACAGACATTCATCACGCCACGCCTCTTTCGCTATTCCGTCAAGGTCATGACACCTTGGAAATATCCAAGATCCTCGGCTGCTCTGAGGCTACAGCATACAACGAAATGAACCGTGAGCGCCAGCAGGACTCGGAACGCATCAAGGCAGTGAATAAGGCCCGCTACAGAAAGCGGATGAACGATGCCGAGATCCGCGAGAGGGTGAGCGCCAAACGGCGTGAATATTATCTCAACGTGACGAAGGCGAAGCTTCACGGTGGCCGCTCATGACCGAACGCATGACGCCTTCCGAATATCGAGAACTCAAGGCAGAGAAGCCATCAAAGTACCGGAACAAAAAGGTCGTGGTCGATGGTCACCGCTTTGACAGCAAGAAAGAGGCGAGCCGCTATCTCGTCCTGAAGGCCCGTCAGGAGGCCGGAGAGATATCACACCTTGAGCTACAGCCCCGGTTCAATCTGCGCATCCTTGACCGCCCTGTGACCTACACAAGCGGACGCCGCGCCTATTACGTGGCTGACTTCGCATATTTCGACGGCTCAAAGCGCGTCATTGAGGACGTAAAGAGCCCGGCGACAAAAACCCAAGTCTACAAACTCAAGAAGGCGGTTGTCGAGGCTATGTTGCCTGCCGTCAAGATCGTGGAGGTTTAAATGGGTAAGAGATCGGATTTCGAGCGCCGCAAGAACGATGCATATCAGACGCCGCCGTCTGCCGTTGGTCCGCTCTTGCCGCATCTGAGAGGCATCAAAACGTTTGCGGAGCCTTGCGCAGGGGAAGGCAGGCTTATTACAGAATTGCAGCGTAACGGACTTCTCTGCACTTACAGCGGCGATATAGAGACTGGGGTTGATGCGCTCACCAACCCTGGCATTCTTGACGCTAGGTGTGATGCAATCATTACGAACCCACCTTGGACGCGCGAATTACTGCACCCAATGATCCAGCGGTTTCAGTGGATTGCCCCGACATGGCTCCTGTTTGATGCGGATTGGGTCCACACACGCCAAGCTATCCCCTTTATTGACCAGTGCAGCCACATTGTCAGCGTCGGTCGCGTCAAATGGATCGAGGATTCAAAATTCACCGGTAAGGACAACGCTGCTTGGCACCGGTTTTATTGCCAGCACATAGGCGGGCCTCGGTTCTTCGCAAGGGAGGCTATCGCGGCATGAAAAACGAACCGGAAGGATTCAAGGAGTTCTGGGAGGGCGTCTGGCGTCCCCACGCTCGCCACACAGACGGCCGGGGCCTCGCCCGCGACACGTACGCCAAGCTTGTCAAGGGCGGCGCTGACCCGCAGGATATCATCGACGGCGCGCGGTACTTCATTCGCACACTGAAGGACCCGCAGTATATCCCGCTATCCGCCACCTGGCTCAACCGCAGGGCGTTCGAAGATCTGGCCGGAATGGAGCGCCGGTATCAGCAAAGCCGCACCACTCCCAAACCTCAAGAGCCAGAAGACGAAACCAACGTGGTGCAGATCTCCCCGGACAAGCGCCGTGAGATGGCAGCCCGCGCCCGCAAGCTTATTTCGGGGGTCCATCAGATGAAGGACGCAGCCGCACAACAACGCGCCAAAGCCCTCAAGGAATGGCGCAGACCAATTGATACGGACGTAGGTGCCGATACGGCCCGTGCTCGCGGCAAGCAAGGCAAATACCCTGTTGGCAGTTGGCATGCATGGGCTCTGGATACGGTTTACGGGCCGGTGAACTCAGCCAAGGAGGCAGCGGAATGAACGTCCACACCTATGATTACTGGAGTGACGAGAAAAAGCTGAAGGCCTCGAAACTCTGGGCTGAAGGTCTGTCCGCATCACAGATTGCCGAGCGTATGGGGATTGGATCGCGCAGTGCAGTAATCGGGATTGCGTATCGTAACAGGAAGCTTTTCCCGAAGCGGAAAATTGTAGCCCCGCGTAGTAATGTGCCGGAACCGCTAAGCAGGAGGCGTCCAAATCGGCGCTTCAGCCTGCCCGCGCCCAAGCAATCAAACGATCCGATCATATTCAAAACGCGCAAGGTGAAGGGTACGTTTGAGATAAAGTCCGGTAGGGTCAAGCCCCCCACGCCTCCGGTCGATGAGTGGTCGCCTTATGACGCGGGATCCCATCATAAGCCCCTTATCGACCTCAAGGCTCTCGAATGCAGATGGCCTGTAGGCCACGACACACGCGGGCATCTGTTCTGCTCCCATGAGGCGTTGGGACCGTACTGCGATCATCACAAGGCCAGATCGGTAGGGCGCGGCACTATTTCGGAGCAAAGCGCCATCAGTGACGCAAGGAGGAAGGCATGACCAAGGTCAAACAAGTTGCAAGGGCCATAGCTTCCGCAAGATGGGAGATATACGGGAACGAGAAAGTCGATCCGGCCGAAGCCTATGACATGACAAATAACACAGGCAGGTTTGCATTCGATGAGATGGCCCGCGCTGCTATCCAGGCTATGCGGAATCCGACTGACAAGATGTGCGTATCAGGGGAGGACCAGTGCGGCGAATACGGGTGTTCCCACAGCAGGATGCGAGAAATCTTTAAGGCCATGATCGACGCAGCTCTCTCCGAAACCAGCGAGGCACCTCATGACGAGTAAGGCGGTAACTCACAACTGGTATGCGGTGAAGACCGAGCCCGGCGCACAAAAGCCGCAGCGGGAATATGCGGTAGAGCAGACATCGCCCGGCAAGAACGGAAAGCCGAGAGGGAAGGGGTATCGCATCATCCCCAGCCTCAATCCGAATTACTCGGCCGTGGAAAAGGCCCTGCGAGACAAGGGCTATGAATACTACATGCCAGCAGAAAAGCGCCTCGTGCGCGATCGCCGCCATACAGACCTCTGGAAGGTCCGCCGCTTCGCGCTCATGGTTGGCTATGTGTTCGTGCGAGACCCTGGAGATATAGGGAAACTTGTGAACGTCCCCGGCGTGTCTGGGGTGGTCAGCGGGCCAGATGGGAACCCTCTTGGTATCGACATCTTGGATATCATGGCAGTCAGGGCGGTTGAGGCACAAGCCGAAGTCGAATTTGACAAGCAGTCCCGCGCAGCTCGTCAGCTTCTTCGCCGGAAAGCAAAGGTTGATCCTCGCTTGAAGATGCTCACGGAAAAACTGGATATCGCAGGCACGATAACAGTTCCTATGGATGATATCTTTGCAGCCGCGTGAAGGGCTTGAAATTGATCCGTTATATGATAACGTTCGCACAGTGATTTGCATGGCGACGGGGATGCGTCCCGGCTTGCGGCGGAATCTTCACACTCCGCGCATTGGTGAAATGCATCCTGAATTCAGCCCACACCGCTGCATAGAGCAGCAATAGAGATAGAGGCATTGCCTCACAGAAGCGAACCGTCCCCACGCCGGGATAGTTGGGACCCATGCTCCCCGCTCTCTTACCGAGAGCTGCCTGATGAGCCGAATGGCGAAACACGAAAGTGTCGCGAAGGGCCTCCTTGGGGAGTTAGTTGAGGCGGAGACCGGCGACTTATTCGAGGCCAACGCCTCACAAGAGATCGGGAAGACCCGCATGACCGAAGACCAGATCAAGCACATGGTTGACCGCTTCCTGTCTTGGCGGCTCCCCGAAGACTTCAATCCTGATGGCGGGGTAAGCTTCAAGAAAACCTTCAACGAGCACACCGCATATCCCATGGAACACATGCCGTCCGGCACAAACTTGTTCGACGCATCGCAAGCTAAAGCGATGGTGCGCCATATGATTGAAGGCCTCCCGACACCATAGCGGCAAGCCCGCAACAGATCAGGACAGAAGCCCATGAGCGACGAAGACCTGATAAAAGCCTGCGAGGAATATGCTGAATCGCACAGTTTTTATGCTCTCGCGCTGATTTTGTCCCTCATCAAGGAAGGCGCGATTGAGAAATCAACCCAATGTGAGGGTGACATCGACAAAGAAAAGCTCTCACAACTCGCCGCAGTCAGGCTTCATTAGAAAATTCATATCGCCGCGACCGGTGAAAATGCCAAGTCGTCACGGGCCAGATAAAGCATTTCAGGAATAATATTCCACAGCCCCGCTCCCGGATAACACCGGGGCGGGGTTTTCGTATTCCGCACATTCATGAACTTAATCATAGGAAATCAACATGGCCCGTGGCGGTAAGCGTGAGGGCGCTGGGCGGCCTGCTGGGGCTGTAACGAAGCGCACAAGAGAGATTGCAGAGAAGGCTATTGCTACGGGCATGACGCCGCTCGACGTGATGCTGAGCAACATGCTCCATTTCCAGAAGGTAGCGCTCGATGCCGAGGCAACACTTGAAGGGCTGACGGCTGATGAGTTCTCTGAGCAGATATCGCCTGATGCCTCGCCGGAGGATCAATTCAAGTTCCTGCTTTCTCAGGTGAAGAAGACAGCCGGATTTCGCCAGCTGGCGCAGGACGCGGCCAGAGACGCAGCGCCGTACATTCATCCGAAGCTGAGTTCGATTGCGCACACTGACCCGGATGGCGGGCCAATGAAGATATTGTTCAAAACTGTTTACGAATAATGGAGATTGAACGCCGTGTGCGGTCCTACCAAAGGCCGCTCCACGAATACATGATGCAAACCCCGGCGGCGAGAGCCATTGAGATTGCGCACCGCCGTTGGGGCAAGGATGAGATAGCTCTTGATGTCACATGTGAGCTTGCGCATCGGCGCATCGGCTCATACTGGCACTGCCTCCCGGAATACGGTCAGGCCCGCAAGGCGCTATGGACGGCTGTCAACGCTCATACCGGCAAGCGCAGACTGTTCGAGGCCTTCCCGCCGGAGATTTGCGAGAACGTCAACGATACTGAAATGTTCATCCGCCTCAAGTGCGGGTCAACGTGGCAGATGATCGGGTCTGATCGCTATGACGCGACGGTTGGCGCGGGTGTTGCTGGCATCACGTATTCCGAGTGGGCTTTGGCTAATCCATCGGCCTGGGCCTACCACCGGCCGATGCTTGAGGAAAACAACGGATGGGCGCTATTCATCACCACGCCTCGCGGGCGCAACCATGCCCATTCCATGTATCAGATGGCGAAGGACAATCCGCGCTGGTTCGCTGAAATATCGAGCATCCATGAAACGGGCGCTCTATCTCCCGAATCCATAGAGGAAAGCCTGAAGGAATACATAGCGCTGTACGGCGAGGATCTGGGCCGCGCTCAGTTCGAGCAGGAATATCTCTGCTCATTCAACGCCGCGATCCTAGGTGCGTTCTATGCCCGTGAAATGGTCCGATTGAGGTCGGAGGGCAGGGTCAGGCAGGTTGTCCCTATTCCGGGCGCGCCGGTTCATACGGCGTGGGATATAGGGGTCAGGGACGATACCTCAATCTGGTGGTTTCAGGTCCACGGTGGAAGGATATACGTTCTCGATTGCTACACCGCGTCCGGCGTTGGCGTCGATCACTATGCCGAAATCTGCCATGCGAAACCATACGCTCGCGGCATTGATTACGTCCCTCATGATGCGAAGGTAAAGGAGTGGGGAACCGGCAAGACGCGCGTCGAGACTATGCGCCAGCTTGGCCTTAACCCGCAGCTCGTCGCCATGGCAACAAAGCTGGACGGCATCAACGCCGCCCGCAAGGCCTTGGCTATATCCATCTTTGACCCGCGTTGTGAAGACGTAGGGCTTGCCGCGCTGGAGCAATACCGGCGCGAGTGGGATGACGAAAAGAAGACATTCAGAGCGAACGAGGTTCATGACTGGACATCGCATCTCGCGGACGCTTTCCGCTATCTGGCGCT